TTTTTGCTTCTTCAATTGTTTTTGCTATTTTTGCTTCTTCAATTGCTTTTGCTGTTTTTGCTTCTTCAATTGCTTGTTCTGATTTTTTTGAGATTGCTTTTACTTCTTCAGATGTTTTTGAAATCTTGATTTTATTTATAGTATCTAATGCAATATTAATAATTTTTATCAAATTTTCATTTTGGTTATTTAATTCTGTTTTTTTTATTTGGGTAGATGTTTCTAATGTCGTTATATCAGGAACTGGTTTAGATATTTTATTATTACTAAAATGACCTTTATATGTACCAATTGCATCTACCCAAATAAAAAATATATTTTTTGTATTATCGTGAAGTGTTGTGTTAATAAAATTTGTAGTATTTATTTCTTTATTAATTATACTTATACATTCTTCAACCTTATTATCTGAATAACATGTGTCATCAATATTCTGATAACTTATTATAGAAGACGCCCCCTGTATATCACTCTTACTTGTTATTATTCCATCTTCTTGGTTAATTTTAAATCCAGATATTGATGTATATATTTTCTTAAAAATATTTTTTGTATTTTTCATTAAAATTTCAAATGAAATTGTATTAATGTTTTGGTTTTGGTCTAAATCATTTATTTCTACTTCAAAAATATATTCAGTCATCCTCTACTATACTATATTCCCATAAAAGTCCTGTTTAGGAATAACTAAAAATATCCTTCCCTCTTTTAACAAATTCAATGTGTATTATATATATCTAATCCTATACATTTTGCAATATGGACGAAATAAAATATGACTATTATTCAATTTCATTACCACATATAACAGAAAAATCAGTTTTTCTTCCAATAACAGCACGAGAGATTAATGAAAAGGTTTCTCACTCTAATAATGTAATATCAGCATTGTATCAAGGACGTGTAAATCAACCGAATATTTCATTCATTCACCCTAAAATAGGTTCAATAAATTATCAGGCAGTCGAGTTATTTATTTCTAAAGGACAACAAATATATCCACAAGATAATTTTCATGATGCTGAATTGATTATATTACATAAACCTACTACAAATGCACCAATATTATATTCGTGTTTTTTACTCAATTCGAAGGTCGATACTTCCCTGATTCATACAAGAGATGAGGTATCATCATCCTTTCATAATACAGGTATCGATGACATAATTAAACAAACCAAAACTCCTTCTATATATAACCAAGAATTGACTCTTTGTATGAATAATTATATAACACAATCTTCTCCTAAAATGGATATATATGAGAAATATTGCGAAGACGGGTCGCCTTGTATTGTTGTGGTATTTAAAGAAATAATTAATATTAGTACAGAAATTGAATCTCCATATGGGGGATATTTATCACCTGTAAGTAATGTTGGTGACATTTGGACGACTGATATAAAAGAAGGATATGCTACAAAAGATACAAAGGATACAAAGGATACAAAAGATGATTATTTAGAATGTGAATTTTTACCAGGAGGAATAGATTCCGAAGATGTAAAAGTATATGAAATACCTATTGGCAGTCAAGTATATACAGACGGAACATCATCTGATTGGATTTCAATGGTAGCAAAAAATGTTGTAGTATTTATGGGGGCATTCATTGCCTTTTTTGTTTATCCACAAATATATATTTTTTTTAAAAAAAAACTGGACGATTCGCCAAATTTGTCTTGGTTGTCTGAAACAAAATGGTCAGATGTTTTTATATTTAAAAGTATAGGGTCATGGTATAATTTAATATTGACAACTATATTTTTAATTAATTCAATAATACTATTTTCAATTGGAATTGCTTTTTTATCATATTCATTTGTTTTATCAGGATTGGTTATTATATTTTCTTATATATTTGGTTATATGGGTATAGGTTATTTGAACAGTATTCAATCGAGCAATACATCTTTGTCTTGAATAAATAATTTTCGAATATTAATAGCCTCCTGATTGTGTTCATTTGGTAGGAAAAGTTTCCGAAGTAAATTATTGTCTCTAAATCGAATGGTATATTCTTGTTGTATATTATTACGTCCAATACGTCCCATTGATTGGATTATTTTTTGTTGAGTCATATTCAATAAATCTTTCCCTAAAAATCCGTGGCACAGTTGATAATTTGTTCCATAAATATAATCACTAGATGCTATAATAAGATATAATTTCTGATCGCTTGCTAGAGATTTCATTATTTCCATATACGAAACATTTGTATTAGATATAGTATCAAACACCCCGATTCCTAATAATAGTAGAAGTTTCATTTGAGTATCTACATTAAGTGTCATAATTTGTTTAACGGTTTCTTCATCGATTTGTGGAATAAACGCATTTTCAACAATATCATTAACCCATACATTCTGATGTTGTTTTGTATTTGCTATGAATATGGGTTCCATAGAAATTATTTTTATTTCTGCACGAAGTGTTTCTATACTATTTACCATATTATCTGTTTCTGGATTAAATCCATCTTTTACGTTTTTCTTGTCTTTCTGCGGTTTCTTTCCGATAATATCATCATTTAAAGCTTTACTTAATCCCAAAGTATCTTCTAAAGACTTACTTAATATATCTATTCTGTTTTGTATTTTATTATTTTGCGTTATTTTTTCCATTATACCATCAAACATTTTAGATGGTATTTTGGTTTGTTGAATATAAAACTTTCCTATTTTAGAAACATCATCCGTCAAGAATATAGTAGGACCATCTGTTAATGTATGTGCGTCAGTTGTGGTTAAAAGGACTCCCATTGTAGGTTGTGGTATGTTGTGTATTGGTTCGGAAATACTTTGAGTACGACAAATCATTCCTCCCAAAATAGGACCAGAAACTGGTTTGGAATCAACACTTTTTATTTTTATAATACCAGATGATACATTTGGTATAAACATTTGTGTATGGGTTATTGTCAGATATTTGTGAATTTGTTTATATTGTTTAGGGTCAATGTTATCAATCACATCTAAATAGTAATTTTTTATATTATTCATTGTAAGGTCGCAAATATTACGAAAGTAATTTTGCACAAGATACGATTCTGCAATTGCATTAATGGACGAACAATATTCAACCATACGAATAATCTCACGTAAATCAAAGTATCGTAGAAGAGAACGATTCGATTGACAATGAACTACACAACTATGAATATCTGAATAATTTTCAAATAATAGATGTGGAAGAACCGTTTTTCCAGTATTATCTAAAATACTTATGGATTTTTTACAATCATAACTTGAAATAGAATGTATTTCAGAATTATCAAATCTTTCACGAAATTCTACCAATACTTCTTGTATTTCTTCCTCTTTTGGTAGAGTTGCACACGAAAGTATTATTTTCGAAACACGGTTCTCTTTCCAAATATTATGTATAGTAGAATGTAATGGGTGTGATTCTAAATCAAGTGTAATTGTCGGTTCATCCCAATACAAAATAATTTCTGTTTCTGGGTGAAACGCAAACATATAATGCATCGCTGTAATATAAGACCCCACATCACATATCATTATTTCTACCTTTGAACCATCACTATTATCCACCTTGTAAATACCTCCAGATTTACGATTTTTTATGAATTCAACCGCTGAATAATAATGAAGACGAATATCTGTGGCGGTTTCACAACCAAACGCAAACGCCACGCGTTTTTCCATAGAAATCGCACTACGTGCAAGAGCTAATCCAATATGTCTCGCCGCACAAATATATATTATTTTATATCCATTTGATAATCCAAGAGGACTCATCGTTTTTCCAGTACCTGTTGGAGCAGTATATAATACAAGTTTAGGACTATCTTCTTCTTTTTTAAATAATTGGAACAGTTGTTTTTGGTGTTCATATAATGTTTTGTCATTGAATTTCAATATATATGGATTTTTCTCGATAATATTATAAGCATTCTTGAAAGACTCCAATAACAATTGTTCATCACGAATATGGTATTGGATAAATAGGTCAACAAATTGCACAATATACTTATTAATATGTGATATTGTGGATTTACGCATTTGAATTAGGGTATATAAATAAAATGTATGACTTGACTTTTTTTTAGCATCTGTTTGGGTTTTTGATTTTTTTTCATTTATAGGATTAAGACATTCTGTTATTATTTTACAGAATTCTAGTTGTTTAAATTCGAAAATATATTGTGATGATTGTTCTATTGTAGAATCCATGTGATTAATTCGCATCATATCTATTTTTTTTAGTGTTTTTATTTTTGATGAAATAGTTGGTTTTACAATAGGAATTCCCAATACAATTATCGATTCAATTAATTGTATAAAATATTTGTTGTATAAATATGCTTCAATCTCTGCTGTATATTCAATCTTCATAAAAGACAGAATAGAATGGTTTTCATTTACTTTGATATTTATATTATTATATCCGTCTTGGATAAGTCTAAGAACCTGTTTCTCTTCGTCTAATACTGGTTTCTCTATAGATTCCCATTCTGACTTTGTCAATTTCGTTTGAGAAAAATCACTTGATGACATTGTTATATTAATGATTGATGTAATTCTATATTATTTTTAAATCAATTTTATACAAAATCACAGATGAAGGTATTAAATATCTTGGAAAAGTCCATACATTAAAATTAAGTGAATGTAAAAAATATTACAGATGAAGGTATTAAATATCTTGGTAATTGTCATACATTAAATTTAAATTGGTGTAATGATATATATTACATATGAAGGTATAAAACATCTTAATTGTCATACATTACATTTAAGTGTATTACAAACGAATGTATAAAAAAACGAGGTTGTCATAAAATATATGTATATTAATCAAGAAAATTGATTTATTTTTATAAATATTATAGTAATATAAAGTATAATATTTTTGTATAGAAAATGAGTAAAACAACAAACCCCGTTTATTCAGAATTTGGAAGAACAGTTGGTATGCCTACGTTTCTAGAACAAGATGATGCTATGAAAACGTGTCGTGATTGGACGAACACTAAATGTCAAAACGCGTCCGAAATTATCCCAATGTTGGAAAAATACGCAAAATTACGAACGATGGAAAAAAGGTTTGGACTTGAAATACCAGAAAATGATAAAAAAGGATATGAAAGTATTGAAATATATCGAAGAAAAGGTATTAAACATTGGACGGAAGCAATGACTCAACCATATAAAATTCCTAGCATTGGAGAACTAGTATTGTTTTCCACGTTTCATTGGTCAATATACAATGTTAATAAAAAAATAATGAAAGGTGATTCCACAATAGATGTATATAATACAGTGTTGGATAGAATCGAATTAAATGACGGAAGATGTGAGATTCAAAATATAGAATTTATTACAAAATATAGAAAAGGAATTGAACCAGAATTTGAACGTATTAATGAACACGCGTTTAAACAAGCATATTCGCAAACAAAATGGGTTAAATGGTGGGAATTCTGGTAGAAACTATTAAAATATTATATTAATATATATGATGGTTTCGGTTTCTAAAAGAAAAACAAGAAAAATATTAAAAAAACTAATTGGTGGTGATGATGATATTGATAAATCAGTATATACATCGTATATTCAAAATACCACGACTCAAATACTTATGAATATATTGAGTCCGCACGAAAAAGAACATTCAAAATCGACACGTTTTACTAACAGCCACAAAACAAAATTAATTGGGGTATGGGCCAAACAATTTGAAATGACAGATATTGAATTTAAAACTATAGCAGATAATATTATAAATTCGCGAAATAAAATAATTCACCCATCAACCGATTTTTTAGCTAAAATGACAAAAAATAGTTTGAATATAATACACAAACACAATTTAAATGATGAATGTAATATCGAAAGTAAAATTTTAAATTATTATATAAAAACAATAAATAAACCTAAATCTAAAACACGAAAGAATTATACATATATTTCTTCAAAAATATAAAATAAATCAATTTTTATGGACACCATTTTTTCATAATGACTTTATAAATAGTAAATATATCGTCTTTTGATGTTAATAATACTCCTTTTTCAATAATATTGAATCGTTTATCATTATCATTATAATTTTCATCATTCACGTTTAGATAAGAAGAATACCCATTAATATTGTCTTTTATTTTTTCATCCAGTAAAGAATTATATTTTTCATAATGAATATCTGGATACAAAAAATTGTGTTTATTATAATACTTGTATTCATCATTATCTTCATCGTTGCCATCATTATGTTTATGACTATAATCTTTATATAGAAGTATCGGATAATTCTGATATTCATCCGAATCAAGAAAATCTAATTTTAAAAACGTGTCTTCAAATGCTATCTGTTGCTCTTTTGTTCTTGGTTGTTCTGCGTCCCATCTCTCTTCATTTTCAGCACCATATGTATACCTGCCTTTGTTTGCCAATTCAATATAAGCAACACTATTATCTTTATGTGTAATTTCAAGTAATGAATATACTGTTAAATCAAAACCCATATTTGTATAATAATATAAAAAATGTTTTTATATTATTTAGTATTTGGTATTAGATTCATCTAATTTGGTATTAGATTTGAAACATTCTTTTTAATTTGTCTTCATCTATTTTTGTATAATCAAATAAATATTCGTTCGCCCAACTATATTTACTGTTTTTTTTATTCGGGTTTAAACATATACTAGTTGTTTTATCAGTATTAATTATATTTCTGGTAAGTAATTCGTGTTCAGGAATAATATAGAAATGTTGTTTATTATTCACATTTAACCAATAAAAATCATTATCACCTTTTCGATAAGATATAAATTTTTTTTTACCATTAGATTTATCTAGTGTAAAACGAACACTTTTGTTTTTCTGTTGTGATTTGACTTTTTCTTGAATTTTAAATCCATTTATCATAAAATCATACACTAAACTTTGTCTTTCATTTCTAATAAATGGAAGACAAGGAATCATTTTTTCACGATATATACGACATTCACGTTCTAACTTATGATTTGGTGTAATCGGTGTATCTATGGTTTCAAATTCATCTTTTTGAAATGTATTATAATAATGTGTTAATTTTTCAAGTAGAATTGTTTTAGTTGTAATTTCAAAATCATTATATTTAGATTTTTTTAACGTAATAGATATACCAGTAATAGTCATTTTATTACCGTCTAATATCCACATTTTTTTGTCACTTTCACAAATACACATAATAATACAATCAATATATCTATTACTACTATGAAAACGATAGCTTCTATCTGTTGGTTTTTCAGTTGTTTTCATTTGAATTCTTAACCAAGAATCTTCTGTAATATGTTTTAGTTTTATACAAATATCCGACAAACAACCTTCACCATTAGGTTTGACATCAAATGAATCACTAACCAGATTTTTAAAATACTCAATATTATTAAATTCCAATTCTTGATTTAATAATGGATTAAATCTATATTTTTCTTTATTGTCTATAGATTGTTTTATATGAGAACAATTAAGACAAATTAACCCTTGTAATGAATATTTGAAATGGTCATAACGAACTTCAGTATTATGACCGCATTGTGCCGTATATTTATAATATTCGCGAGCTATTCTTGGTGTTTGATTAAATTCTTCTTCAGTCATTAATAAACAGCATTTATGTTTTTCAAACTCTTCCTTTACGTCTTTATATTTACCTATAATTTGATTTATTGATTGTTTTTCTTTAGAACACTTTGGGCAAAAACCTGATTGATTTTTGAAATGGTCATACCGAACTTCTGAGGTATGACCACATTGTGCCGTATATTTATAATATTCGTGAGAAATTCTTGGTTTTTGATTAAATTCTTCTTCAGTCATTAATAATTTACAATTATGTTTTTCAAACTCTTCCTTTACGTCTTTATATTTCCATTTAATATTATTTATGGATTGTTTTATATTAGAACAATTTGGACAGATTTTATCGGGTTGTTTTTTTTAAATTGAAAATAATAATTATATGATTATGACCACAACTTGCAGTATATTTATACTTTTCATCAAATAATCTTGGTTTTTGATTAAATTCTTCTTCAGTCATTAATAAACAACATTTATGTTTTTCAAACTCTTCCTTTACGTCTTTATATTTCAACTTAATTTGATTTATTGATTGTTTTTCTTTAGAACATTTCGGACAAATTTTATCGTTTTGTTTTCTTTTGAAATCGGTAAAATTAATTATATGATTATGACCACAACTTGCAGTATAATTATATTTTTCATTGGTTATTCTTGGTTTTATATTAAACTCTTCTTCCGTCATTAACAATTTACAATTATGTTTTTCAAATTCTTCTTTAACTTCATTAAATAAAACCATCTTACTTACATATAATATAAAATAGTCTTATCCTTCAATTTTATGACAATAATATAAGTTTGACTATTTATATTATTATGTTAGTGGTTATGCTCATCTAAGCGGCAAACCACCCATTAATCCTGCACCCGCTGAAAACCCTACGCCCGACCTTGCCGCCACACCAATGCTTGGAGCGAAGGTATCCAAGATTGCAAAGACTGCCGCGGCGGTTGTCCCAATAACTACTATCTCCTCAATCGACATACTCTTTTTCGGGAGTAGAGCCGAAACGACGGCCACACACATACCTAAAATAAGGTATTTAATAACTTTACGCATAAATTCAGAAAAATCGAAAAACATTATATTTATATAGTATTAAAAGAAAATAATACAAATATAATATTCCTAAACACTGAATCATTCACATAAAAATGTATATAAAAAAACGATTACTATATAATTATATAATGGTAGAAATGAAAACACTTAAAAACGGAAAGCCTAACCCAAAATATGTAGATTTATGTGATGAAGACCAACCAGTATCAGGACAAAAGTTTGTGTGTTTGTCTTTTGTTTCCCCAGAGAATATCCTAAAGAAACGCGAAACGTATTTGTTTGAGAAATTTGTTCAACAATGGGATATGTCCAAGTCGATGGATAAATTTTCAGAATTTATAAATTTCATTTCGTTTAAACACAATTTGAATGTGCAAAATCTTCTAACGGAATATAATGAGTTTGTAAAAGATGAAGAGGTAAAACTGAAGAATGATTCTAAAGTGGTAGAAGACGATTATAAGAATTTCATCGATAAGAATGAAGACCGCCTAAATCTTCAATTCAATCGTGATAATGATTTTCAAACGAACGTTCGAGGTGTAAAAGTGCGAGGTTCATTTGCCACTCAAGAAGAAGCCGAACGTAATTGTAAGAAGTTGCGCGATAGTGATCCTACACACGATATTTTTCTAGGAGAAGTTGGAAAATGGATGGCTTTCGACCCGAACGCGTATAAAACCGGAAAGGTTGAATTCTTGGAACCTGAATTGAATCGCTTACACGAAGAGAAAATAAAGAATGAATTACTTGCAAAACAAGAATTTGATACAAGAATTAGAGAAACAAAACGCGAAGCAATCAGAAAAAATGTGGAATTGGCGCAAAAATCCGGTAATAAACTAACTCAAACGATAGACACAGAAGGAAATCTTGTTGGTGTGAATACAATGAATTTTGATGACAGAGAAGTTGCTGACCCAACCGAACAAGACGCTCACTTAAAAAGTGTTATTGAAAACAATAAAAGATAGTTATTTACGAATCATTATAAATTATTTTTGGTTTTTGACTTTCATATTGTTCGTATTGACACTCGTGTAATTTTAATTTTTTAAACAAATCATTACAATCTTCATTCCAAGAACCGTCATTTGGACGGTTCTGTAATGACAGGGGTGTACGTCCCTTTTCATTATGTAATATACACGAATCTAACTCTGTAATTAAATAATTACAAGTATGATTATTCGGCGGGTTTATTACTTGTGTCCTTTCAATGATTCCAGAAGCAAATACATTATTCATTAATTTATTCGCAATACTATTCCCAATACCAAACCCCAACCCCGAAACTAACGAATCATGTAATGTTCTTGTTTGTTGAGGTGATGTTAATGGTGTTTTTGACAATGATGGTTTTGGTGGTGGAGGTTTTGACAACTGTGGTTTTGGTGTATTAAAACGTTTATTATTCATAATAATATAACTATTTATATTATTATATTTTTATATAGTTAAAAAAAAATACATTATACACAATACAATAATTTTTTTTTATACAAGTCTGTCAGCTTAGACTGACCTATATTTTTGAATATCCTCATTAAACTGTATAAACCAAAGTCTGTCTTTTTCAGATATATTTAGATTTTCCCGTTTTATTCTTTCTTCCTCTCGTTTAACATCTTGTATAAACCAAAGTCTGTCTATTTCATCTTCTCTATCACATTCGTGTTTCCACAATCTCTCGTCTTCGTCTTTTTCTGCTGTTAATTTCCATTTAGGAACGTATCTAATCATAATATAATTACTACCCATCTGTTTGTTATAAGATGCGTCCTTTCGTAAAGATACTTCTTTAATAAATGTATAACATTCTTCATCTAAATTTTCAAAATATTTTTCCATAAATTCCATCATATTTGTTGTAGTCGCAATATCATTCATCGAAATAATGTCCGAACAACTCATAATTACATTATAATATTCAATCTCTGGCCCATTAAAATCTATATCAAAATTTTCCACATTAACTAAACATTTCTTGATGAAAATCATATCATCGTCTGACCCTAATACTCGTGTTCCACCAGGAACACAACCATACGTTTCGTAGGTTTCTTCTAATGCTTCTTGTATTTTTTTACTAAATTCCTCTTGCATTGTTGTGGTTACTTTTTCGTAATAACATTTTGCCCAATGTTCCTGCATTTCGTTTTGTTCTTTATCTTGTTGTTCCATTTCATTTTCTTCTTTTGTTATTTTTTCTTCTTCATACTCCATTTCTTCACATGCTTCTGCTCTTTGGTCAAGATATGCGTTACGATAATTTCTGGACATTTTCTTAATTGATTGTGCACTATAATACGAATAGAATATACTAAAAAAAATATTTCAATTTTCTTGAGGATTCTTGATATTATTATGATGGTATAATACTTACATTACTAAGATGACTACAACCATTTTTAGAAATTTTATTACACCCCCAAATGTATAATGCATTTACATATTTAAGTTGGTGAATTCCCTCATTTGTTATATTAATACATCCACTTAAAATTAATGTATGACAATTCCTAAGACAATTTACATCTGTTATTTTATCACAATATCTTAAATTTAAGGTATTAACCTTACCAAGATATTTAATACCTTCGTCTGTGATTTTATCACAAAAACTTACATCTAACGAATAACAATTACCAAGATATTTAATACATTCGTCTGTAATTTGATTACACCACGTTAAATTTAATGTATGGACATTACCAAGATGTTTAATCCCTTCATCTGTAATATTTTCACAACAACTTAAATTTAATGTATGGACTTTACCAATATGTTTTATACCATCATTTGTTATTTTATCACACCAAGATAAATCTAATGTATGACAATTACAATTACCAAGACGTTTTAACCATTTGTCTGTAATATTATCACACGCATATATTTTTAATGTATGAACGTTTTCGACACGTTTTATACATTCTGTTATAATACAATCGCTTAGTGTTATAGATATTTGTGTATTCGGGTTGAGTATATGTGAATTTAATAAAGTATAAAAATCAATATCAGAATAATATTTAAATGAATATATATAATTTAATCTCCAATAAAAAAATTGTTTCTTATAATTCTTGAATTGTATAGTTGTATTTAATAAATCATTTATATCAATTAAATCTTGTAATTCCTGAATTATAAATTCTGTAAAATACATATAATTTATCGTTGTATTAATTATGTAGTTGTATTTATATTTATGTTGAGGCGTGGTGGATTTACATTTCTTCCATATTAATAGATTCTTCTTCATCGGATACATTTTCTGAATAATTATCAACTAAATCTTCAACAATAATTTGTTTTCTAATTATTGGTTTAATGCGACATTCCATCCATACTCCTTCCTTCATTTTACCATAAAGTTTATCCATATATGTGGTGATTTCTTTATAGACAGGAGGTTTTCCAGAATTGTTATCATTATACCAAATTCGTATTGCGTCGGTGATGTCCTGTTTACAAATACATCTATTTTGATATTTCTCTGTTCTATCCCGCATGAATTCAGTTAGAAGGTCTTGTCCGTCACGATACGAATTACTAGCTGAAATTACTCTAGGACAATCTTCTACTTTACCCATAGTTCTAATTGCGATTTGAACCAATTGAGACGCAAACACCTCTTTCCAATATTCACATTTTTCATCCATAATATCTTGATTTACTATTTTGAATTGGTATTTTTTATCTGGGTCATCTGAAACTGGGTCTTCTGTGAAAAGAGATTCAAATTCCACCACACGAATACGTCTCCAAGTACCACCGTCTTGACTCTTAACTTCCATAAGATTATTTGTGCATACAACCAATTTGAACTGTGGAATGAATGTCAATGTTTTTAACATATATGGAGATCGGCATTGTACTGGGTCACCGCCGGTAAGTTGTTTCATTACCCCTTCATTCATTTTTTCACCCTTAGATGGTTCTTGGATAACCGCATAACGAACGCCTTTTAATTGAACTAATTCTGGTGATAATCCGCCGATTTTAGCACGTTGTTGTGTCAAAAGAGTCAATGGAACATCGCCTTTATATTCACCTAATGTCAATGACATTAATTTCATCAAGACGGATTTACCATTTCTACCAACACCAATATATGTATTGAAAGTTTGATTTGGTGTTGTCCCGAGTAATGTTGATGCCAAATGTTCCCACATATACTTATTTAATTCAAATGTAGGAAATAATTTATTCATAAAGTCATTTATTTCATTTTCGATTGATATTGTTTTTGAGTCTAATGCAACATAATTCGTATTGGTGCATTTAGATATATAATCCTCTGGCCTACCATTACGAAATCCTTCTCCTTTGAAATCATACACACCATTTTTGAAACATATAATATATGGATTCATATCCAATTTATCAAAGAATTGAGCGTCGAAGAATAAATCTTTTGCTTCAGTCATTATATTTTTCTTATCATTGGTTCTTGAAAGTCTATCTATAATTGACCCAATGATTTCAATTCTACGTTTTAACATTTTAGATTTATCTGATTCAGGTTCTAATGTGGTTAATTGACGTGCCATTTTACTGGCTTTCATTGTATAAATACTACGTAATTCTTCAGATATGGATTTTCTCAATGTTGTTCCAGAATCTATTTCCGCCCATTTATGTGATTTAAACCTATACCAAATATTTGCCTTGACACTAACACATACATATTCTTCTTTGAAAAGTTGATATAGAACTGTGGCAACATCATAATCACCACTACCTTTTACCGCATTTTTCGAATCATTATTTAGATTTGTGATATTAATTCTGTCCAATGTTTGTTCAATATAGAATTCAACACTGGATTCTCGTACCTTATTATACATTTTTGGATTTTCTTGTCTTGCCCAATACATTATTGAACGTAATGTCAATCCACCTTCAGTATATGTGTCAAACTTTTCCCATCTATCCCACATTTCACTAATACTTGTATATGAAAATCCTTCTAATTGTGCGCTAAATGCCACCCACGCTATAAAAAGTTTGTCACTAATATTGCATAACGCCCATCCCACACGCATCCATTTAGTAAAAGACCCTTCCCCATAATACGTTTTTGGTAAAATCATAATATATTCATATGCTTCTCGCAATTCAAATTCTGTTGGGTCAAGTGATTCCAAGAAATACTGCACCGCAGTTTCTAATTCTTCTTTTGAACGAATTTGTGTAGGAATCCCAACATTTGTTCGTTGGCGAATAATATTACTACTATTAATACTAGCCACACTTATTCCGCATGTTGATTTATATTCTTCAATGAATTGAGTTGTCATAAACAATGAAGGATGTTTTTTATATTTGATTGATAATTCCATAAACCGTTCTTCATTCATATAAATTGATGGGGAGACTTCAGGCATCATTATTTCACCATCTTGTGGGTCTATATGAACATTATATACAGTTGTCAATATATAGGCCTCATATCCTGGTTTTCTTGAACCATATAATTGCCAGTTTGTACAACCTACACTGATTCCTTTGTCAAAAACATCTTCCCAAGTATTTGTAATATTTAAATCATTTTTATCCCAAATATCTTCTATTTTTGTAATAATTCTATTACGTAATAATATTTGTACTGAACGGTCTGCTTGAAGACCAATAATTATATGAATACCATCCTTTGTCTGATTTTTATCATGAACACGATTTACATCTGTTTTTTCAAACACAAATATTGGTATATGTACATCCAAGTCAAATTGAAACATTTCTTTTAATTCATCTAAATAAAGACAAATTAGGTCTATAATATGGTCTTTTGTATATTGGTGTGTTGTGATTGAATACTCATGCCTTAAATCCACATCAATCGCAATTGCACCACCTGATTCCAATTGTGTTTCTGTTATATATTCGGGTTCTTTTTTGGAAACAATTTCACGATAATATGTTTTCATAAACTCTTCGAATTTTTCGTCAGGAACATGATATGTTCCACCAGAAATTCCCATTTTTTCACTCTTAATACGAGTATGTGTAGAAGTAAGATTATCTTCTTTTTTCGCATAAAATGAACGTAAATAATCTAAAAATCGGTTTGATGAATGGTTCATATTCGCACGGGGTTGTGCTGTTGAATTTGATATTATATTATTTGAAATTTGTATCATATCTTCCATTATTTTCCTATATATACTTACTCATCTATTATTTATATTTTCATTCAATTTTATTGAAACCGATAAAATTGAATGAACGCGTCAATAGTATATAAATAAAAAACAATATTTATATAAATAATGACACCTTGGATTTCATATAATCTCCGTCATAACAAAATAATAAATATGGACTCGTGCGGATGGGTTGATATAAACGATTTTGGCAAGAGATCCAAAAAAGTGGATTTCTAAAAAAAATGAATCAATTTTGTTGTATTTAACTTGTATAAATAAATTATTCTAATTCTTGTTTGGTGCCATAATATATAGCGGTGCATTTTTACAAGCTTCTCCAAATGTTTTTCTGTGAAACTGTGTTATGCCATATTCTTTTATCCCATCCAGATGTTTTGAGGTTCCATACCCCATATTTTTATTTAAACTATATCGTGTAATCAATTCTGGGAATTCTATACACATATTTTCTATATATAAATCGTGTGCTTGTTTTGCCAAGATAGATGATCCAGCAATACCGCTGTAAATTCCGTCCCCCTTTTCAATTGTTGTATATGGAATATAACTCATTGTCTCTGTTAAATTGTCATATATAGGAAAAGGTTTGAAATAATTCCCATCAACAAGAATATTAATATTTGAAATATCGGTATTTAATTTTGGTATTAATTCCTTAATACATTCGTGCATTGCTCTCATATTTGCAATCAAGATATTGGTTTCATCAATAACATCTGCTTCAACATATTGAATAGAATACGCAATTGCGTTTGCCTTTATATAATCAGACAGTTCTTTCATTTTCTTTCGTGATTTTATTTTCTTTGAATCTTTCATTTTAAAATGGTCGAAGGAGTCGTCTTTTGGTAATACTACCGCGGACGCATATAATCTTCCAAAAAGAGAACCTCTTGCACATTCGTCCAAACATATCTCGTATTGGATATTTTCGTCGTGAAAAGGTTTTAACGAAATTTTAGTTTTTGTTTCCATTTCCATTGGTATAATTGAAATATTCACATCTGTTTATTTCAATTTTGTTGTGGAGACAATGATATAAAAATACCCTAATATGTATAATAAATATGGAATATCCAACAATATGTTTGAATATGATTGTTAAAAATGAAAGCAAAATTATTACACGATTATTGGAATCAGTTTTACCGATAATAGATTCGTATTGCATTTGCGACACTGGTTCGACAGATAATACAATTGAAATAATCGAAACGTTTTTTAATACCAATAACATACAAGGTAAAATTGTTAAAGAACAGTTTCGTGATTTTGGTTATAATCGAACTTTCGCATTAAATGCAGTGGTAGATGTTCCCAATTCAGATTATATTCTTTTATTGGATGCTGACATGATTTTACAATTGAATATGGATGTATTAGAGTTAAAAACCCGAATTATTAAATATGATGCTTTTTATATTTGTCAAGGAACACCACAATTTTTTTATAAAAACGTTCGTATTATAAAAAACCGTCGTGGGTGTTCTTATTGGGGTGTCACCCACGAGTATATGAAGACACCACACGGAACATTATATGATAGTTTTAATACAAATGAAATATTCATTAATGATATTGGTGATGGTGGGTGTAAAAATGATAAATGCGACCGAGATATTCGTCTTCTTACTAAGGGATTAGAAGATAACCCGAAAAATGACCGTTATACTTTTTATTTGGCAAATAGTTATCGCGACAAGGGTGAAAATGAAAAGGCAATTGAACTATACAAACAACGAATTGAATTAGGAGGATGGGTTGAGGAGATTTGGTATAGTCATTATTGTATAGGAAAATGTTTTAAACAAATGGGAAATAATGAAATGGCTATTTATTCATGGATGGAAGCATATAATGCTTTTCCAAAACGAATAGAGAGTTTATATAAGATTGTTAAATATTACCGAATACAAGATTGCCATAATTTGGCATATACATATTATATGTTGGCAGACTATGAACGAAAAACACATTTCACTTGGGATTATTTATTTTTAGAAAAAGATATTTATGACTACAAACTAGATTATGAATTATCAATTATAGGTTATTATTGTAATAGAGACAAACATAATTTGGCAAATATTTCTATGAAAGTCTTGGCAAGTGCAAGTAAAGATGACAAAAACGTTTTATCCAATTACAAATTCTATACAGATGAATTATCCAAATATGCAATTCCAATGGACGCAATAACTCAAAAAAACCTATGTGATATAGGCAAAAATATGAATATACCAGATGAATTCATATCAAGCACACCATCTGTGTGTATGCACCGCGGAAATTTGGTGGTATGTGTTCGATACGTAAATTATCGTATTGATGAATCAGGAAAATATTTAAATCAAGAAAAAATAAAAACCAAGAATATCATTGCACGATTCGATATATCTTCCCCGTCTTGGAAAAAAACAGATGAATATGAAATGTCGTATGATACAACATACGATGATAAATATGTTGCTCCTGAGGACGTTCGGTTGTTTCCCTGTTGGAGGGGGGAATACGAATGGATATTATACAATGCAAATCGTGGAATTGGAACAGGCAATAAAATGTGTATCGAACACGGAATTGTTCTACCAATGATTAGTCAATCTTCTTTATTGAAATACGACCAAGAACGTGAAATCGAAAAAAATTGGGTTCTGTTTGATGACCGAAACTGTAAATGTATATACAGTTGGGGGCCATTGGTTATTGGTTATATTGAATCAGACACTTTCATAAAATACAAAGAAATTACAAATACCCCCTCCTTTTTTAAAAATGTTCGTGGTTCGACCAACGGTGTAAGAATCGCAAATGAATTTTGGTTCATTTGCCATTTGGTTAGTTATGAGGATAGGCGGTATTACTACCATATAATGATTGTATTAGATGCAAATACGTATGAAGTGAAAAGTTATACACCATTATGGACGTTTGAAAAAGAGAAAGTTGAATATACTCTTGGTTTTGTATATTTTCCTGATAAAAATCAATTTTTGATTGGTTATAGTGTGTTAGATTCAAAAACAAAATATTTGACAATATCTAAACAAATATTTGATGATTGGATGATACAACATATATAAAGATTTTCACTATATTTTTAGTAAAATAATTGTATCACCTCAATCGTCTTATCTGGAACATTATCTATCCAATATCGTATTTGCTCGTGAAATACACGTATTCTGGCGTTCCACTCCGGTATTTTTGATGGTTTCACTACCATTATACCTTTACCATTTACACCCCAACACGATGTGATTTTTTTACCATTTACATCAGTATAATCATCGGGGTTTAATCGTATGAATACTATCGGTCTGTGTCCCACGTCTTGTGATAATTCCATTGTTCGTTTGTTCTCACAACTACAATCATAATCCGTATGTTGATTCTCATCAACCTCACCCATAATAACGTGTGTTCCCATATCACCATTCAGGTCTGGTCTTCTCAAGGAACACCCGTCAGAAACCGTCTTATCACATATCCAAGAAATATCTGAAAATTCTTTTAATACGGATTCAATAACATTTCGTTCTTTGGTCTTGTAATTACGTGATACGGGTTCATCGGGGAACGTATGAATAAAACACCTTACACAATAACCACGGTAGTTCTTATTACAAACCTGTGTATCACATAAATGCGTTTTACATCGTTTTGCTAATACATTTAGCATTCCTTCTTGTCTGTGTAATCCACAATAAATTCCTTTTTTTTGTCCTTCTGTATTGAATACGGGATTCAATGAATTACACACGTTTTCAATACATCTTGGACTAATTACATCAACCATTTCATCTGTTTTATGTGTTTTACAATATAATCCTAATTGTCCTTCAATGTTAAAAATTCGACGTGATTTACAACCATTTTCAATACATTTTGGAGATACAACATTTACCATTTCCTCAGTTTTATGTGTTTTACAATAAATTCCTTTTTGTTGTCCTTCCAAATTAAATGCTGGACTTAATGAATTACACCCATCTTCAATACATTTTTTACTAATCACATCAACCATTCCATCTGTTTTATGAGTTTTACAATATTTTGGTTTTTCACCTTCTGTATTATAATTTGCTTGTTTTTTACATTTCAATCCCTTACAAATCGTCATTTATTATACTGTATATAATGGTATAAGTAATACTTTTTTTAAATCAATTTTGTCAAGAATAATGACAACCCAAGAAAAATATTAATTGTTAAGCTGTAAGCACATTTCTTTTGATGGAAATATCTTATCAGATAAACACTTGTCTAATTTTGTATCAATCTCTACACACGAATTTTTTCCAGAATAATTGCCCACCAAGCACCACGAATTTTTGTTTCCACCTTGAATTGATTGTTGAATTGTATTTTCACTCGGTGTTGGATTCGGTTCTGTTTTTGGTTCAGACGATTTATGGATCACATTATCAATTGAAACAGATGATGTTTCCGTGCCTGCACTTTTTAGTAGATTTCCTACATTAACTATTGCACCCTCACCAATATCAATTGTTGATTTAGCAACATCTGATACAACATCTGCTGATGTATTCACAATCTCGCCTGTATTATGTAATACAGAACCTAGAATAATTTTAATATTATTAATTATAATATTTATTCCAGATTGAATTATATTTATTAATGGATTTATTATATTTGTTCCAAGTGTAGTAATAATCAATAGTATAATCAGTATAATAATAATAATATTTTTATTGCTAAATATATCTGGTTGTGATGACGGTGACATTGTTTGATTATCCATTTCCATTATACTTTACTTATAATATTTATACATATATAAAGATGAACTAATTTATTAGGACATAAAACTAAAATAATATTTAATTTAATACAATATTATTATGAAAATAATTATGATAATTACGTTTATGGAAACAATATTTTATATTGGTTTAGGAAGTGTGTTATATTTTATAGTAAAATAAATAGCGTTTATTTTTATGTGAAAAAATAATTATATACTATTATACTAACTATTATATATGGGATTATTTAACTTTATTGAAACATTTTTTTTCATAAGTCTAGGAATTACATTCATTTTAATATTATTATTGGTTTATCACTTCAAACAACGGTTATATAATCTAGAACAAAAAAGTAATTCTATGATATATATCATAAACGATTTAGTAAAAGAATTTACTACTGTAAAACAATTATCAAATATGATGATGTGTAGCCAAACACACAATAAACCAGATTATTCACCTAATTTATATAATACTTTTACTGTAAAAGAAGAAGATAATGAGGATGATGACAGTGATGATAATGAGGATGATGACAGTGATGATGAAGATAATGAGGATGATGACAGTGATGATGAAGATAATGAAGTAAAAATATTAATTTTAGATAATATAACTAATGACTATTCATTAAATGAGGAGTCTATACACGTTATATCACCACCAGTATCAGATTTAATTAATGAAATACCAGTATCAGATTTAATTAATGAAATA